AAAGCGGCTTGTCTTCGGGATCGCTACCGCCGAAAAGATCGATCGCTCCGGAGAAGTCTGCGACTATGCTTCAACGAAACCTTTGTATGAGCAATGGTCTCAGGCAATCGCCCAGGCAAGCGACGGTAAGTCATTGGGCAATATTCGCGCTATGCATCGTGACCTTGCCGTCGGCAAAATCATAGCAATTTCATTTGATGACGACGCAAAGCAAATAGAAATTTGCGCCAAAATCATCGATGATTCCGAATGGAAAAAGGTCGAGGAAGGAGTTTATACCGGCTTTAGTCAGGGCGGTGTTTATGCAAAGCGATGGATCGATGACAATGGTGTCACTCGATATACCGCAGACCCATACGAGATCTCCTTGGTGGACATGCCATGCCTACCGACTGCTACGTTCCAGATCATCAAAGCCGGCGGTCAAATGATCGAAAGAACATTTAAAACAGGAACTCAGGATCCAACGCCTGAGGAATTGCAGCGGGAAAATGACGCTGTTGATGCAGGTCAGATCTGTTTGGACACTGGCATGCTGGAGTCCTGGAGCAAAGTGGCGACAATTATCCAGGAATTGGAAAGCATTTCAGAGGAAATATCACTCATACCTTCGTCAGGCACACAAGACTCGATCAACCGCGCAGAATTCGCTGACTATATTAAGAGTCTCTGCACAATTCTCACCGGCGCTCTCACGGGCCAAATCGCCCGGCTATTTGTCGATTGTCCCGATGATTTTGTACAAGCTGCAAGCTCAGACGGTGAGCCTACCCAAAAAAACTTACGTAATCGACACTCGACGCTCACGAAAATTTTGCCTCTCCCCCTGAATACCTTTCTAGCAAAAGCGCGTCTTTACAACAATCGTGTCGGGGAAGATGGCCATATCGTTCCAAAAATTGCGGATGCTACAAAAACAACGAAGTTAGATAGACATCAGCATCTGGAAAAGGCTTTGACTACGGCTGTGGAATTAGCTGATACGACACATCAGCTCATCAAGGATCAATTAATCCCGACGTTACACAAAATGTCTGATCGGCTCGAGGCGATCGAGGCTCAGCCACGACCCCTGCCATTTACGACCGAGACACGGCCCTTAAGCAAAGCACAAGACACAAGCGGGTGGAATGTCGATGATCTCGATCAAGCATTCAGTCAGATGAAATCAGAAGAACGAGAAATGTTTATTTTCAAATATCTGCTGAACCAGCCAAAAAAAATGGGCTTGGCTCACCGGTAAGCCTCGGTCGGAAATAAGATTCTTACCGAGCATTTTTCCGCGAAAAAACGTCGTGAGATTGGGACTTTCTCATCCCACACGCGACCAGGATCCCATCCATATTTCAGATTCTTATTAAAATTCAAACTATTTATAGGAGAATTGTATGACGTCTACTGCCCTGGATGTCCTCGAAAAGCTCAAGGTCGCGCCCGCGATCAACGATCCACGCTTCATCAAGAGTGGGACATTCACTCAGAGCAGCTCTGCCCTAAGCGGACTAACGTATTATGATCTCGAACTCGGCGCCAAGCTTGTTTATCCTGTTCTCACGCCTCTTCGCAATATCATTCCCCGTGTTTCTGGCAAGGGGGGTATTCAAGCGTCCTGGCGGGCCATTACGGCAATCAACGCGGGTGGAATGCGGCCGGGAGTATCAGAATCGAACCGCGGTGGCGTTCAGACGATTTCAACGCAGGACCGCGTCGCCACTTACAAAGGAATAGGTATAGAAAGCACTGCTTCCTTTGAAGCATTTTACGCTGCTCAGGGCTTTGACGACATCCGCGCACTCGCCGCAAAAACTGGCCTCGAGTCGCTCATGCTCGCGGAAGAAAGCATGATTCTTGGTGGCAATAACTCGCTGCCGCTTGGTTCAATTACCGCTCCTACCATCAAAGCCCTTTCGAGCGGAGGATCGCTTGCGGCCCAGACATGGTCTGTCATTGTCGTTCCGCTATCCCACGATGGAATGATCAACGCCTCTGTCGTTGGCGGTATTCAACAAAATATTCAGCGCGCCAACGCAGATGGTTCGACAGATTCGTTCGGCGGCGGTGCCGGCTACAAAAGCCCGAACGCAACGATCACCACCTCGGGCTCGACTTCTTCTCTCACGGCAAGCGTTCCTCCGGTTTCCGGCGCCCTGGGCTATGCATGGTTTTGGGGGGCGGCGAACCAGGAAGCATTGGGTGCCATCACTTCGATCAACTCTGTGATCATCACCGACCCTGCAACCGGTACGATGAAAGCAACCTCGCTGAACAATAGTTCAAGCAGCGATCCCACCGATTATTCCGTAAACAACCTTGCATTTGATGGCCTGCTCACGCAGGCGATGCGTCCTCAATCGGGGGCTTATTATGCCATCCAGGGAGCAGGAGATCCGGGGGTCGGCACGCCACTTTCCGGGGATGGCGCCGGCGGAATTGTTGAAATTGATGCGGCACTCAAGTCACTGTGGGATAATCTACGCCTCTCACCGGATACGATTTGGGTGAGCAGTCAGGAGGCTCTCAATATATCGAGAAAGATTCTCGCCGCCTCTGCAAATTCGGCGCAACGATTTGTCTTCAATTCGGATCAGGGAATGATTGGTGGTGGCGTGATGGTGCGCACCTACCTCAATCGCTTTTCGATGCAGGGTGGATCCGTCCTCGACATCAAAATTCATCCAAATATGCCCTCGGGGACGCTTCTCATGACGACAAGTCAGCTGCCCTATCCTCTGTCGAATGTCGGCAATGTCATGCAGATCAGAACGCGACAGGACTATTACCAGATCGAGTGGCCGCTGCGGTCACGTCAATATGAATATGGCGTCTACGCTGACGAGGTATTGCAGCATTATTTCCCGCCGAGCATGGCTATCATCACCAATATCGGCAACGGCTGACGCCATTTCGCATCCCCCCAAAGAGGCTGGCAGAACGTCAGCCTCAAACCCTGAGTGCGTGAGGCTGTATGGCGTCGATCTACGATCTTGTCAGTCTTTCAGATTATAAAAATTATATGTCTTTATCGCAGACAACAGATGATTTACGTATACAAACCCTCATAACATCCGTAAGCCGCGCGATTCTGACAAGATTAAATAGGGGAAATTTGCTCCCAACACCTTATCTAGAAGTTCGAAACGGGATGGGCCAGAGTGCCTTTTTCTTGGATAATTGGCCAGTAACATCCATATCCTCCCTCACAATCAATGGCCATTTAATTTCCCCGATTCGAACAGATACCGATATCTCATGGTGCGGATCTGGCTACATTCTCGATGAGTTTGACGAGCAACCGCCAGGCAAGCCCCAAATGGTAACGCTTCGCGGTGTTAGATGCCACCACGGTATCGGGAATATCCAAATTGCTTATACCGCTGGCTACCAGGTAAACGAAGCCGTTAATCTCTCCTCGGCAGCGGCGTGTGCGGTTACGGTGGAACAACCTTACGGCGCGTGGGCGAAAGACATTTTGGTTGTTGACACGAACAGCCGCGTGTTTACGGCAGTGACCAGCAATCCCCAATCCGGCCAATATACGGTAGACCAAGGAAATTATCTGTTTTCCACCGCCGATATTGGCACTCAATTATTAATTACCTATGCATATATACCAGCGGACATTGCCTTGGTAGCAATGGACTGGATTGCCGATAGACAAGCTTATTTGAATCGGATCGGCTACTCATCAAAGTCGCTGGGAGGCCAAGAGACTGTTTCCTATCTCGTCAAGGCGATACCAGATTTCGTAGACGGCATCTTACGTCAATATATGAAAGTGATGTAGCGACACGCATGACGGCTATCAATGACACTGTTGCATATGAAAAAATTCTAAACCTTCCCGCTGATATAAAAAAAAATATTTTCGATCGCCTCAACGCCTCGAAAGCAGCGATAGGTCGTAAGGGGGATCCTTTCGATATGTTCATTGTCACCGGCGATGACCAATTGTCGGCGACGATCGTCAAAGAGAAATGGAGTTCCGTGAAGGGAAATTCCGGGCGTCGCGGTTTTCCAGCAGCGAATGGGAAATCGCGCGTCTCTCTCACACCGCTGAAATCGCATTCCCTGAAGCAGTTTAGAAAACCCCTCATCGCCCAAAAGAATTTTGCGGCGGCAGACCAGGTTCCCTCCCAATTTGAGGGTGAACTCATGACCATGGCATATGCTGCGATCGACAAGGCTCTATTATGAGCGGAAGAGAAGATGCAATCATTGCGTTATCCGGGCTTCTGCAGACAGCTTATCCGTGGAACTCAGCCCCTTCCAGGAGATTGAAACTTTGGTCTGATGTTCCACCAAACCTGCGTCCTGCGCTCTTTATCTTTGAGGGAGGCCGCGAGCAATATAATTATAGCGGGGTCAATTGTAAGCGGACGATAGAAATACGTCTGTTTATTTATACAAATGCGCATGACAGCGACGGCTCAATCGATTTGAACAATATAATGGATGCCATCGACAGTGCGCTTCAGCCGGTCGGCGCAGATATTCAAACCGGCCGCCAAACCCTTGGTGGAATTGTGCATCATTGCCGTGTCGAGGGGGAGGTTTTCAAGGACCCGGGCGATCTTGATGGCGACGGACTTCTCATCATTCCGATCCAGATCCTATTCCCCTGACGCCCTTTGTCATTTATTGCCAAACTGGAAACATCGATTATGTCTATTTACAGCTTTGGATCCGGCATTCTTTATGGCCTGCGGACAGATATTGCAAACGCCACACCCGTCAATTTCGGCCTCATACAGGATGTCTCCATTGACGAAACGCCAACCATCAAAGAGCTTTACGGACAAAATCAGCGTCCAGTCGCCATTGCGCGTGGAACCATCAAAACAACAGGCAAAGCGACTCTCGCCAGAATTTCGGGACTGGCGATGGCTCATCTATTTTACGGGGTTACGCCGAAAGCGGGACAGCTGGCGACGCAATTCCAGGAACAGCACACAATCCTTGATACCGGCTTGCTTGATACCAATGTAAATTATCAGCAAACATTTGCAGATGATTATGGTGTCGTTTCCGCAGCAACTGGTCTTCCATTCGTAAAAGTGGCCGATACGCCAACCACCGGGCAATATTCCATCAACGCGGGCGTTTATACCTTTGCCACGGCCGACGTCGGCAAAACAATTCTTATTACCTACACCTATGATATGCCAGCAACCGGCCAGAGCTTTACGATTCAAAATCAGCTTCTTGGCACGACACCGATGTTCCAATGCCAGTTTTATACAAGTTTTAATGGGCAGAGCGTGTCACTCAAGCTGAACGCCTGCACGGCAAGCAAATTCTCCTTTGCCACAAAATTGGAGGATTTCACCATGCCCGACTTTGAGTTTTCGTGTTTCGCGGACGCTGCGGGCAACGTCATGACTTGGTCGTTCTCCGAGGTATCCTGATATGATGAGGACAAATGCAAAGCAAATGCGTCTTGGTCACAAGGAATGGACTATTCGGCCATTGACCTTGGGACAGGTGCAGGCAATTGAGCCGGTTCTCCTCGCAAGCGACGGCGCAGGTACGATCACGACAGCCCTCGCGATCCTTCGCGTCGCCCTTTTGCGGGATTTTCCCGCGGATGTTCCGGCGCTGGAAGATATTGAAACCGACGCCAATGAAATCAGCGTGGCTATGAGCACGATTCTGCAGCTCGGTGGATTTATCAGGGAGGTTCAGCCGGGGGAGGTTCAGCCGGGGGAGGATCGTGCCGGGGAAAGCCCGGCACAGACTGGCGATGGATCTACGCGCGCCTGACGACAGTGCTCGGCTGGTCCAGCACACAGATAGATGATATGGCGATGCCCGATCTGATTAATCTGTTTGCATACTGGCGAGAGACGCCACCTTTGCATGAAATTTTTTGTGCTATCTATCAGATCGGATCCCAAACATCACGCCGAAAGCCGGATGTAATTGTCGGTGACAAAGATCCAAGTGGTATCGGAGATCTGATTCAACGGTTTCCGAGCGGCTTTATTTCGTAACCTTATACAATTTACGTTTCCATACTTTGATACGGACTTAGATAAAACTCGGCTGATCGCGATGCCGGCGGCCGGCCGAGTTTTCCCGAGAATCCGCAGCTTTGGACTGCAATGCCTTTGTTGAGTAAAGCAGGTGTCAGCTTTTTTTTCGAACCACATCTTCTCTTGTAGGTCTTGAACAAACATTTCTTCCGGCAGAGAATTTCCAGGACATCCGAATTCCCTTTTAATGCGGGGTTGGCATTTGGCTGATAACGAAATAGCAATCAAGTTCAGCGCGGATGTTTCCGCATTGCGCAGCGCTACCCAGGAAGCAACCGACCGGCTGAAGAATGTCGGTGGCTCGGCGCAAAATGCGGCGCAAACGACCTCCAATTCTTTTAACCAGCTCAATACTATATTTGATTCCGCCAAGACCGGCGTTCAGGGCTACTCGCAAAATCTCACGCAATCGAAAAGCAATTCCTTGGAAGTGGCCTCAGCCATCCAGGCAATCACTGGTTCCTCCGTGGAATTGAACCAAAACCTGGAACGTTTGCAACAAGCAAATACGGCAGCGCAGATCACAGAGGCGGAACGCTATAGCGCGCTCATGAGTCAGACGGACTTTCGGCGCGCCTTGATCCGAGAGGAAGCCCAGGATTATCAGTTAGGCTATCAAGAGGAATTATCTGCATTGCAACGCGTCAATGCCGATAAGCTTGCCGCAATCAAGGCTCATTACGAGGCATTGAA